CGAAGCCATTGCTGGCTGTGACCCTGGCTACCGTGATGATACTGCGTTTTGTACAATTGTCTACGATCAGGTCACAGACTGGTTTTGGATTGTGGACGAGTACTTAAAGTCGGAAGCAACCACCAAAGACCATGCTGTGGCGTTTCAAGAACAGATTTCTAAGTGGGGCATTGAGTCGATTTTTATAGATAGTGCAGCCGCACAGTTTGCTAGTGACCTAGCTTATATGTACGACATAGCAACTATTAAAGCTAAAAAAGATGTACTACCTGGTATTGCCTATGTGCAAACCTTGGTAGCTCAGGGCCGTTTAAAAGTAGCACCGCACTGTCAGCATGCACGAGCTGTGTTTGACCAGTATCGTTGGGATACCAAAGAAGGTTTACAGCGTGAGCGTCCAAAGCATGACCAGTACTCCCACATGGCTGATGCCATACGTTATGCGCTGTATACATACACGCTGTAATAAGTAAGAGCCTTAAAAATATATTATACCACCACTAACTGGCAAATGCAAGTTTGTTTATTTTATGTGCATAAAAAATTTTACTATTGACATTTTTCTGCTCTGGGTGTATAATACTAGTATTGTGAAAAGCTACGCAATAAAAATTCGTAGTTTATAAATTATGGCAAAAAATACAAATAACCGAATCCCTGTTAAATGGGTTCGAGACAAAGCCAAGGCTGCTTACGAGAAAAAATCGCACTGTTTTATTTGCGAGACTCAAGCAGACTTAGAGCTACATCACCTACATTCAATCACAATTCTGTTACAGAGTTGGGCCCAACAAAAAGGTTATGATATATCCACCGATGAGGGGATTTTGGCTGTACGCGATGAGTTTATCAGTGAGCACCATGTGGAGTTATACGATCAAGTTTACACACTTTGTAACAGGCATCATGTAGCGCTTCATGGAGTTTATGGTAAAGCTCCTGCTCCTGGAAGCGAGTCTAAACAGGCTCGATGGATTGGAATACAGCGTGAAAAGTTCCTTAGCGGCGGTACTAGCATACCCAAAACTAGTTCTGGCTCGTTTTTCTCGGAATTTATTTAAGGAACAACGATGGCATGGTATAACCAACCAATCACCTGGGTTCGCGAAAAGCTGAACCCTGCTCAAAATTTAATCTCACGCGAACAAGGCGTGTTTATTAACTCAGATTCAGCAATAACTTACAATCAAGCATTTGATAAGTTAGAAACTGTAAATCGCGGAGTTAACATGATCGTGTCAGGCTGTGCAAGCCTTGACTACGATGTAAAAGATAAAAAAATGGATGGTCAAGTTGCAGGTGTGCGTCAAAAAACACTAGCAACTTTACTTAACTATGCGCCTAACCCCTATCAAAGTGCACAAGATTTCCGTACTAATATATTTACCGACTTTATCCTAGAAGGTAATATATTCCTTTACTACGACGGTGCTTACCTTTACCACTTGCCTGCGTCGCGCGTGCAAGTTGAAACAGACCCATTAACATTTGTTGCTTCATATAGGTACAATACTACCACAGTTATGAAGCCTAATGAAATCATACACATCAAAGACTTAAGTTCAAGTTCGATTTATCGTGGCACTAGCCGTTTAGCTAGCGCAGATCGAAACATTAAGATTCTTTACAAAATGCAAAACTTCCAGGAGCAGTTCTTTGAGAACGGTGCAGTAACTGGATTAATTTTTACAAGTGAAAATACACTTTCACAAGTTGCAAAAGACAAAACCATTGCTAACTGGCAGGCAAGATACTCGCCAAAAAATGGTGCCAAACGTCCAATGATTTTAGATTCAGGTTTAAAACCATTTGCCGCACTATCAGATTCATTCAAAGAAATGGATTTTGATACTTCAATTAAAACACATAACTCAAAGATATTAAACTCTTTAGGTGTTCCGCCAATATTGTTAGAAGGCGGAAATAACGCAAATATATCTCCTAACCTGCGATTATTCTATTTAGAAACAATTATACCAATTGCTACTAAACTAGTAAGTGGACTTGAGCGTTTCTTTGGATATGATGTTGAACCAATAACTAGTACTGTTAGTGCACTACAACCAGAAATGAAAGATGTAGCTGCATACTACACTACCCTTGTAAACGGTGGAGTTCTATCTCCAAACGAAGCAAGAACTGGACTACGTTATGAACCTAAAGCAGGAAATGATGACTTACGCGTACCTGCAAATATTGCTGGTAGCGCATCAAATCCCAGCATAGGCGGTGCGCCTAAAACGCCGGATTCCGGTACAAAGCCACCACCAGTTAACTAAGGAATCAAATGTTAAAAGATAAAGTACTACATTTAAATAGTGCTTTTACTATTAAACAAGATAGCCTGCCTCAAACTGGTAACAGCACTATCGAATCAATCTTTATCGAAGGTTACGCAAGTACAATTGATATTGACAGACAAGGCGATGTTGTACCAAAATCAGTATGGGAAGCAGGTATTCAAAACTACCTTAAAAATCCAATTATATTAGCACAACATGATTATGATGACCCAATTGGTCGCATGGTTGACTATAGAATTGATGATAAGGGTTTATGGGTAAAAGCTAGAATTTCATCAGCGGCCGAGGAATGTTACGGCCTTATCAAAGACAAAGTACTTACAGCGTTTAGTATTGGCTTCAAGGTTCTTGATGCAGAATACAATAGTGCTGCCGAAGTATTTTTAATAAAGGAACTAGAACTTGTCGAAATTTCGGTAGTTTCAGTACCTTGCAATCAAAATACGGTTTTTGACCTTTCTAAAGCATTTTCGGATGCCGGCGAATATATAGAGTTTAAACAGCAGTTTACACCCAACGGCAACTCAGCTAAAGGGCTAGAATCCACTACGGAAGTAAACGGCACATCAAAAGGAAAATGGAAAATGGATCCAAAAGAATTAGAACAAATGGTAGCTGCGGCTGCTAAAAGTGCTGCTGAACAAGCCACTAAATCAATGGTAGCTGCTCAAGAAGCCGCTGCTCAAGAAAAAGCTGCTGCTGAAAAAGCTGCTGCTGAGTTTGACGCTAAAGTTAAAGCCGCTGTTGCTGCTCAAGTAACTGTTGGCGAAAGCGGTGCAGAGCGTCTATTAGCTGAAATGACAAAACGTCTAGAAGAAGAATCTAGTGCTCGTAAGTCAGCTCTAGAAGGCCTAGAAGCTTCAATCAAGGAAAAAGCTGCTGAACTAGCTGCTATTCAGAAATCAAAAATGAGTTTCAACGACAAAGCAAATGGCGAAGCCGTTAGCTACGCAGATCGTGAAAAAGCTGTTCTACTAGCCAAAGTAGCTGGTAAACAAATTCAAGATACAAAATTCGGTCGTGAACTACTAGAAAAAGGTACTTACACAGTATCTGGCCAAACTGCTACAGTTGCTACAACTAGCCCACACATGGCAAGCGGTATCTGGGAACTAGAAGTTTCTACTAATATGGAATCTGAAGTTCGTCGTCGTTTAGTGGTTGCTCCACTATTCCGTGCAATCAGCATGAATACCAACGTTATGACTATGCCTCTAAACCCAGAAGCTGGTCTAGCAACTTGGGTTGCTAACAGTGACTTTGGTGCAGTTCCTGGTACACTAGGTCAGCCTGGTGCTAGCGCTGGTGGTTCTGCAGCTACTACAGGTATGACACCTGGTCGTGGTTCTCCACACAAGCTAAAAGAAATTACACTAAACGCGTACAAAGTAGCTACAAATGAATACCTAGCCTACGAAGAAGAAGAAGACAGCATCCTTGTTGTTCTTCCAATCGTTCGTGACGCTATGATTCGTCGTCTAGCACGTACAGTTGATCGTGCATACTTACTAGGCGATGCCGGTAACATTGCACCATTCAGCGGTCTAAATGCGTATGCTGCTGCAAACTCTGTATCACCTACAGCTGGTGCTATTACAGGTCAAGTAGCTACAGTTGCTCAACTACGCAAAATGCGTAAAAACCTAGGTGCGTGGGGTCTAGATCCAGCAGAAATCGTGTACGTTGTTTCTCAAGACGTATACTTTGACCTAATGGAAGATTCAACATTCCAAGACATGAGCAAAGTTGGTCCATTAGCTACTCAGCTAACAGGTCAAATTGGTCAAGTTGGTGGTTCTCCAGTTCTAGTATCTGCTGAATTTGCTGACAAGGCTGTACCAACAGGTAGCGGTGCTAATACAGTTTACTCTACTGGCGCAATTTGCTTTGCCCCAGCTAACTTCTTAGCAGGTAACCAACGTGGTCTACGTATGGATACTCAAGAGCTAGTTGAAACTCAACGTCGTGTTCTAGTTGCGTCTCTACGCACTGGTATGACTCAAGTTACA